GTAGTGAAGAAGGTAAAACAGCCGCAGCTCAAATGAATACTGCATTAGCCGATATGGCCAAAAATATGCCCAATCCTGCTGATTTGATGTCAGGCGGCGGCACTTTGAAAGTTAACGGCAAAGAAGTGGATCCCGGTAGTGAAGCTGGCAAGGCCATAGCAGAACAGCTGAACACCGCTATGAAGAATATGCCTAATCCTGCTGATTTGATGTCTAGTGTTGGAATTTTAAAATCTAACAGCAAAGAAGTAGCTCCTGGTGGCAAAGAAGGTGCAGATGTACAGGCTCAAGTAAAAGAAGCTAAACTTAAATTGATAGGAATGCAACAAGGGGCTGAAGAAGAAGCCAGAGCTAGAAAAGAATCTGTAGCACAACAAACTACCACCGGTAAGACAGCAAGCCCAAAAGTAGATCTAAACGCACTACAACTTCCGGGCTTTGGACCACAAATGAAATTCAGTGCCAGCGGCGCTGCCGCAGAAGCCAAAAAGAAAGAAGAAGACGCCAAAACCGCTGAAGCTAAAAAAGCTGAGGAAGTTAAAAAGAAAGAAGATGAAACCAAGGGTGATAAAAAATCCGAAAGCAAGTCTGCCGGACCTGGCACTAAATCTGCTACTCTTGATGATGTAGTCAAGAAGCTAGATGCGTTAAATAGTAGTATGCACAAATTAATAGATACCCATGTCACCGTGGGCAAACAACAGGTTAGCGCAGTTAAGAGCAACAGCGGTAACATGTACGATAAGGCTAATTAATCATGAGTTGGAAAAAGTATTTCTCTCCAGTATCAACAGATACAGCACCTGGCACTTATAGCCCAATGGGTGGCGGAGGCTCGCGACCTGGTCCTGCTCGTACCAATTATTCCAGCTATCTGCCTGATGTTTACACAGGTACACCTAATCGTATTGAGCGTTATTTGCAGTACGATACCATGGACATGGACAGCGAAGTTAATGCCGCATTGGATATTATTGCAGAATTTTGCAGTCAAAAGAACAAAGAAAATAACACACCGTTTCATTTAGAATATCGCACTAAAGCTACTAACAGCGAAATTTCCATACTTAGAGAATACCTGCAACAATGGTCTAAGTTACAAAAATTTGAAACCAGAATTTTCCGTATTGTTCGAAATGTGTTCAAATACGGTGATGCATTTTTTGTGCGTGATCCTGAAAATAAAAAATGGGTCTACATTGATCCGGGTAAAATTACTAAGATTATTGTGAACGAAAGTGAAGGCAAAGAACCTGAACAGTATGTTATTCGTGATCTAAATCCCAACTTTCAAAATTTAGTAGTCACTACAATCAATCCCAACACCACCAACTCTAACAGTCGTGGTACTGCCTATGTGGCAGGCGGCGCAGCAGCCAGAGGACAATCAGGTGCTTACCCTGTGACTCCGGGCACTAGATTCAGCAACAATCAAAACGAAGTTGCTATTGATGCACAGCATGTGATACATCTTTCTCTTAGCGAAGGTCTTGACAACAACTTTCCTTTTGGCAACAGTTTGTTAGAAAATATCTTTAAGGTATTCAAACAAAAAGAATTGCTAGAAGATGCTATCTTGATCTATCGTATACAGCGAGCTCCCGAGCGTAGAATATTCTATATTGATGTGGGTAACATGCCCAGTCACTTGGCCATGGGATTTGTTGAGCGTGTTAAGAACGAAATCCATCAAAGACGCATACCAAGTGCCACAGGCGGTGGGCAGAATGTAATTGATAGTGCTTACAATCCGTTGAGTATTAACGAAGACTACTTCTTTCCGCAGACAGCAGAAGGTCGTGGATCAAAAGTTGAAACACTTCCGGGCGGTACTAATCTAGGCGAAATTGACGATTTAAGATACTTTACCAACAAGCTATTCCGCGGATTGCGCATACCATCAAGCTATTTGCCAACAGGCGCAGATGACAGTCAAGCACAGTACAACGACGGCCGCGTAGGTACTGCTTACATTCAAGAATTGCGGTTCAACAACTATTGCATGCGACTACAAAGTCTGATGCAAGAAGCAATTGATTTAGAATTTAAACTGTTCTTAAATGACAAGGGTGTTAATATTGATTCAAGTTTATTTGAACTCAAATTCCAACCACCGCAGAACTTTGCCACATACCGTCAAGCAGAACTAGACGGACAGCGTGTGCCACAGTTCCAAACTATGAGTCAGATTCCGTTTATGAGCAAACGCTTTGCTATGAAACGATTCTTAGGTATGAGTGACGAAGAGATGGCAGAAAATGAACGCTTGTGGGCCGAAGAGCAGGGCCAAAGCGAAACTACCTCAACTGACAGTTCAAGCGAGTTGCGTGGCGCAGGCATTAGTCAAGCAGGTATTGAAAGCGATTTAGAAGAACTGGGAGATCAAACAGCACCTCCGGGCATGGACGGAGAAGTTGGTGCCGCAGCCGCAACTCCAGCAGGAACAGCTCCTGGTACAGCAGCCAATGGTGGTGCTCCGGGTGGAAATGGCGCACCTCCGGCATAAATATTATTATGATACTTAGAGAATTGTTTTCAATAGACAGAGATAGCAAAAGCGTGTCTAACGACATGCGCTATGATCCGTCTCGCGACAGTAATGAACTGCATCGCAAAGACACTCGCAAGACCAGACTGTCTCTAAGACAAATAAATGAGCTACGCAAAGCTAGCGAAACACATATTCTAGAGCAACAAAAAGAACTAGAGTTTGTGAAAAAAATGTATAAAACTCCGGCAGCTCCACCTGCTTGATGAGATTTTATTTCACAAGGTAAATACCTCTACGGTATTATACTTCAAAAACCAGCCGTTTCACCGGTGTTTTTGTATTATATTGTAAATATATTTGACAGCCTTACAACCACTTTTAGGAGATAAACATGACTGATCGATCAAAGTTCGAGCAGATGCTTGAGCATTTAGTAAACGACGAAACAGACCAAGCGAAGGAATTATTCCATCAGCTAGTAGTCGAAAAATCCCGCCAAATCTACGAAGGCATCCTTTCTGAAGATTTTGAAGAAGACTCTAAAGAAGACGACGACATGGAAGAAGCAATGCACCATGACGACGACATGGAAGAAGCAGAATACCACGATAGCGAAGACGAAGAAGGTGAAATTGGCGGCGACGCTAGTGACGACTTTGTTAGCGATATCGAAATGGACGGAGACGAAGACGAAGAGCACATGGGCGGTGAAGGCGAAGTTGAAGATCGCGTTCAAGACCTAGAAGATGCACTTGACGACCTCCGTGCAGAATTTGAAGAATGCATGCGTCATCAGATGGAAGATGGCGAAGAGCACATGGGCGGTGACGACATGGGCGACGACATGGAAATGGACATGCCTGCTGATGAGCCAGAAATGGACGAAAACGACATGTTCATGCGTGAATATGTAGAAAAAGTTGGAACTGTTAAACACGGTGACAATGGTGCAAACACCAAATCAACAGTAGCTGGTAAGAATGATATGGGCGGTACATCTGCTAATATCGCTAAAGGCGGCGAGTCTAAAGGTGAAGGCACAAAAGGTGGCTTGCTAAACCCAAGCACCAAAGAAGAGAACTTTGGTAACATGAATACAGTACCTGGTAAAGCAGGTAAAGCATTTACAACTAGAGTATCAGCCGGTCACGGAGCAGAAAAGAAAGCGACCGGCGACAATGGTGCAAATAAGAAAAGCACTATTGGTAGCTAATCAGGTTATTAGATGAACTACTTACGAGAAAATCTGAGTTTCGATCAAGCCAAAATGATCGTTGAGACCGATGGAGAAGCGGGTAAAAATCTTTATATGAAAGGGATTTTTATCCAAGGCGACAAACGGAATCAAAATCAGAGAGTTTATCCTGCAAGAGAGATTGCCAGGGCTGTCAAGACCCTCAAAGATCAAATGGAAGGCGGATACTCAGTATTAGGCGAAGTAGATCATCCAGACGACCTAAAAATAAACCTAGATCGTGTTTGCCATATGGTCACAGATATGTGGATGGATGGCTCAGACGGTTACGGAAAATTAAAAATCCTACCTACACCAATGGGTAACTTGATTAAAACCATGTTAGAAAGCGGTGTTAAGTTAGGAGTTTCAAGCCGCGGATCCGGGAACGTTAGCGATAACGGTTCCGGTGAAGTATCAGATTTTGAGATTATCACAGTTGATGTGGTAGCTCAACCTAGTGCCCCTGGAGCATATCCCACACCAATCTATGAACACCTGATGAATAATCGTGGTGGTTATAGTAGCTTGCGTATAGCGCAAGAGGTCAAAGGTGATCCTAAAGCACAAAAATATCTCAAAGAGAGCTTATTAGGCATAATAAGCAAGCTCCGATAACAAGAGGAGAATCACATGTTGGACGCACTTAAGAACCTATTTGAAAACAACGTGATTTCTGAAGAGATCAAAGCTGACATTGAGAGAGCTTGGGAGTCTCGTTTAACCGAGGCCCGCACACAAGTTACTCAAGAACTACGCGAAGAATTTGCAACACGCTACGAGCATGACAAGTCTGTCATGGTTGAAGCAATCGATCGTATGCTTACTGATCGTTTGAGTGTTGAAATTTCTGAATTTGTACAAGATCGCAATCAATTAGCAGAAGCTAAAGCCCGTTATGCAGTAAAAATGCGTAGCGATGCTGAGATGATGAAGGAATTCGTTACTCGTCAATTGGCAGGTGAAGTTAAAGAGTTGCACGAAGATCAAGTACAAATGGCTAGCAAGTTTAAAAGACTTGAAAAGTTTGTAGTAGAAGCATTGGCTCAAGAAATTGCAGAGTTTCATTCGGACAAACAAGACCTTGCTGAAACCAAGGTTCGCTTGATTCGCGACGGCCGCAAGGCACTAGGCGAAATGAAAGAACAATTCATTAAGAAGGCAGCAAAACTTGTCGAAACTACAGTTGAACACACTCTATCAAAAGAGATTGGTCAGTTGAGAGAAGACATTGAATTGGCTCGCCGTAACGACTTTGGACGCAAATTATTCGAAGCTTTTGCTTCAGAATACCAAGGCAGTTACCTAAATGACAAATCAGAAACAGCTAAATTGCTCAAAGTCATAGACAAGAAAGATTTGGAAGTTGCAGAAGCTAAACACGCTGTAGACAATGCAACGAGAATCCTAGAAAGCAAGGAAGCACAAGTTAAAGCTCTTATGGAGAGCCAAGAAAGACAAGAAGTAATCGGCGAATTGATTGCACCTTTGGCCAACGGTCAGAAAGCAATCATGATCGAACTACTTGAAAGTGTACACACTGCAAAACTAAGAACTAGTTTTGACAAGTACCTACCAGCTGTTATTGCTGGTCAAGCTCCACAGAAGAAGAAGGCATTATTAGAGGCAAAAGAAGTAACAGGCAACAAAGAAACCAACAGCGTAGGTAGCAGTGAGTACGAAAGCAATATTTTCAATATGCGTCGTCTAGCTGGAATTAAACATTAATTAGGAGAAAATAAATGTCAGAACTACTAACAGGACGTTGGACAGAAACCAAAGAGGCTCTTCTTGAAGGCCTTCAAGGCACCAAGAAATCAGTAATGGCTGCAACTTTAGAAAATACTCGCAAGTATTTGGCTGAAAGTGCTAGCACTGGTGCTACTTCTGCCGGCAATGTCGCAACTTTAAATCGCGTGATCCTTCCAGTGATCCGTCGTGTAATGCCAACAGTTATCGCTAACGAGTTGGTAGGTGTACAACCAATGACTGGCCCAGTTGGTCAAATTCATACTTTACGTGTTCGCTATTCAGATAGCGTTTCAGGTAGCTATGGTGCAACAGCTGGTGAAGAGGCCCTAAGCCCATTCAAAATCGCAGAAGGCTATTCTGCAAACAACGGAGCTGCTAGAACAGCCGCTAGCACAGCTACATTAGAAGGTGTTGCTGGTAAGCGTTTAAGCATCCAAATTCTAAAGCAAACAGTTGAAGCCAAGACTCGTAAGTTGTCAGCTCGCTGGACATTTGAAGCTGCTCAAGATGCACAAGCCCAACAAGGCATTGACATCGAAGCAGAAATCATGGCTGCTTTGGCACAAGAAATTACTGCTGAAATCGATCAAGAAATCATCGGTAGCTTGACAACATTGGCTGGTTCACAGAACCAAGAAGCTTATGATCAATCTGCTGTTTCTGGTACAGCTACATTCGTTGGTGACGAGCATGCCGCATTGGCAGTTCAGATCAATCGTGTTGCTAACCGTATCGCCCAGCGTACACGCCGTGGTGCTGGTAACTGGGCCGTAATTAGCCCAACAGCATTGACAATTCTTCAGTCTGCTACTACAAGCGCATTTGCTCGTACAACAGAAGGCACATTCGAAGCACCTACAAACACCAAGTTTGTTGGTACATTGAACAATGCTATGAAGATTTATGTTAACACATATGCACAAAACGACACAGTTCTAGTTGGCTACAAAGGTGCTAACGAGAGCGATGCAGCTGCATTCTACTGCCCATACATTCCATTGATGAGCAGTGGTGTTGTTTTAGATCCATCAACATTCGAACCAGTCGTTTCATTCATGACTCGTTATGGTTATGTTGAGTTGTCAAATACTGCATCGTCTCTAGGCAATGCAGCTGACTACCTAGGTACAGTAACTATTGCTAACGCAGTATTCAGCTAATCCCTAGTAGATCTAGAAGTTAGACAAAGCCCACTTCGGTGGGCTTTCTCTTGATCGGATAAATATTATTGTTCGCTCGCACGGTGCGAGTTTATGCGGATCCTCAACCGCGTATAGCATAGAACGCTACATTTCACAAGGAGAAATAAAATGGGAAGACCTCTAAATAAAAAATACTTTGGCGCTAATGCCAAAAACAACATCAAAGTTCAATTTCATAACGGCACTGCCAGTGTCAACGGTTATATCGTTAAGCAACTTGGTTCTAGAAGATTCAAAGTCCGTGAGTACGGAGTTGCCACAACAATCTATACTTGTACACTAACTGACAGTGCAGTTCTCACAGCAGGCAAGATGAACATCAGCGTTAAGACTGATGGTGCTGTTGTGTCTCGTGTTTCTAAGATCACTGCACATTTTGTTGTAGTTAGTGGAGTTAGACAGAAGTGGAATTTCTCAACTTCAACCACTGACGGTGCTGTAGAGATGGAAGAAGCAGGTACTGGAACAACAGCTACCAACGTTGGTGCAGACGACTTTGCAAACGACGATCCTAACAACTAAAACTCAGATCCAAGTTAGTTAATTGAGCTAGGGGCTTCGGCTCCTATTAAGGAAAAACATGTCAAAGATTGTAAGAGTTAATAATGGCGATTATAAAATAAGTGTAACTAATAGCACACACCAGAGCTATTCAAACATTGTTTTAGATGTCGGTAACGGAGACGGGCTTGAAGGCGCCGGCACCGTTACGATTACAGGTAATTTAACTGTATTAGGTGCTACTACTACCATTACTTCAAATACTATCAATCTTTCTGACAGGATTTTGTATCTTAATCAAGGTGATACTGGCAACGGTATCAGTTTCAATACCAGTGGTCTTAGCATTGACAGAGGCACACTGCCAAACATTAATATTCTAGTAGACGACAGCGTGTATCATTATGATCCTGTAACTGCAACCAGTGTCAAAGGCACTGTGGTTTTTAACAACGATGCAGGAGCATTGGTTGGTATTCGTACAAACAGTATTAATACCAACGGTGGTAATCTAGCATTGATTAATTCAGGAAGCGGAAAAGTCACAGTTACTGGTACCAGCACTTACGAACAAAGAGTATGGAACTATGCCAATTGGAATCAAGCACTGACACCACCTGCACCTACAGGGATATTGCTGTTAACTAGTGATCCAGATGTATTGACCACTGCCAAATCAGTTAAAGAATATGTGGACAGTAGACTTTATTATTTCCAAGCTAGAACAATTGGTGAAGGCGGAGCAACACCTACTAGCATTACTGCATTTGACAGTGAAGTATCGGGCCATGGAGTTAGTCGATTAGAATTCAAAATTGATAATACATTAACAGCTCAGATTGATGCAAATGGTGTAACGGTTAATAATGTCAATATTATTAATGATACAGTTTCCAATACCACTAACAATTTAAAATTGTCAGCTTATACCGGCAATATCCAAGTGCAAGGTTATCTTAATATTGACAACCAATCAACAACACCCCCTGCGTCAGTAAGCGGACTAACAAAAATTTATTCAACCGGTTCGGTTGGCCCAGGAAAATCTGGCGTATATATTTCAAATGTAAATACTCAAGATGAATTAGTCAGCAGAAAGCGTGCTGTACTATTGAGTATTTTACTATAAGGAACAAACATGGCAATTTATAACACACCAATTCTAGCATCAAATACAAAATTAACAAGTGGTACTGGTGAACGAGCAATTACCACCATCATAGTATGCAATACAACTACCGGTGATTTGCCATTGACTATTCATGCTGTTCAAAATAACGCAGGCGCCGCAGGTATTATCAGTAATGCTACAAAAATTGTAAACTCATTAAATGTTCCAGCAGGAGATACTGTTAGCTTTGATCAAGAAAAAATGGTATTAACAACCGGTGATGATGTCTGGGCCGTTAGCTCAGGAACGGGCTTATCAGCAACAGTAAGCACATTGGCGGTATAAGCAATGAGATTTTTAAAAACTCTAACACTTAATCGTAGAGGTATCTACGATAGTCGTGTTGCGTTAGACACCACAAATAACTTTACTCTAAAAGACAGTACAGTTATGACATTGCCAAATAGCCAATCTAGTATTACCAGCCCAACTAATGGAATGATGCGTTATAATACATCAACAGATCAAGTTGAAGTGTACCAAGGTCAATATGCTACATGGAGAGCACTGCGGTATAAAGAATCCACAGCAATTACTCAGTACAGTTTAGGAAACGGTAACGGCACTAAAGTCAATTTTGGACCTCTAGCAGTCGGTGTTCGCCCAACAGTAACAGAAACGGGTTCTACCTGGGGTCCGCAAAACCTTATTGTGATAGTTGAAAATGTCATACAAGTATCAACAACAAACTACACAGTAACACAAGCACCTGCAAATGGCGAATCAGGTACTGATTACTGGATCACATTCACTGCACCAGTACCCATAAATAAACCAGTAACAGTAATCAACGGTTTTGACAAGTAATATTGCTCCAATAAATATTACACAGGAGCGTTAAATGTCTGAAATAGGGCGCATATCAGGTCAATTACTTTTTGATAATCTCACAAGAGAAGGCACTGATCTTGCGTTCGAAACTTCTCTTCTTTATCTAAATGTCAATGCCAAGTATATTGGCGTCAACAGCGACACTCCGTATAGAACACTAACTGTTAACGGTACTAGCAGTACTGTTGACTTGTACGCCGATACAAGATTCAGTTCATCGGAACTAGACATAACAGTCAATCAAATAGTAAATGCCAACGGCGATATTAATTTATCTGCCAGCGGCTTGATGCCACAGATCACTGCTAGCATCATACAAACTGATAATTTACAGCTTGGTACTAATACTATTTCAACTTATGCCAACGATGACAGCATTAACATTGTGGTCAACGGCACTGGCCAGTTAAAAATTCAAAGTAATGTTTTAGTAGATGCAGATTTGCACGCCACTGGTGACATTACCTTTGACGGCAACATTACACTAGGTAATGCTAATACTGACACTGTAACATTTGGCGCATACATTAATAGTGACATACTACCTAGCCAAACGAGCTACAGCGACTATAGTTTGGGATCTAGTCAACTACAATGGAAGACTGTCTATGTTAATACACAACATAGTAGTGATTTATATGTAACAGACTTTTCTACAGTATCATCTACAATTGAAAATTTATTGCAAGTTAATGGGAATACTACTATTGGCAGTAGTTCTTCTAATACTGTTAGAATAAACGGACAATTAATTAACAGTTTAGTACCAACAGGCTCTTTTAATTTAGGTTCATTATCAAATCGTTGGCATAATTTATATGCTGACACTGCCGTCATTAGTGGAATTAACATAACCAGTAATAGTGTTACTTCTACTACTGCCGATACTAATTTAACCTTTACTGCTAACGGTTTGGGAGTTGTAACAGCGGCTAATTTGAGTTTTAATCAAGGTACTATTGCCAACACATTGACCAGTGGCACTGATCAAACTCGCAGTGTAATATTAAAACCAAACGGCACAGGGCAAGTACAGTTTAGCGGCACCGGCGCTGTGATATTTCCTAAAGGTAATACCGGCACTAGGGCCTTATCAATACCGGGAGAAGTACGATACAACACAGTACTTGATATCTATGAAGGATTTAACAACTCTGTAGTTAACAGCCTGTATTCAGTATACGATGTTGCTAGGACTACCTATATATTACCTGAATTAACACCAGGCAACGCCGATAATTCTTTGGGTTTTTATGTCAACAATAGTTTAAAGTTATCTATTGACTCTAACGGGGTATCAACAACACGAGTTGACATTGGCGATATACAGATTACTGATCTTAACATAGCCACAGTGGCTAACAATAGTGACTTGACTCTAGAGCCTTATACCGGCGGAAAAGTTAATGTGAATAATTTTTCTATATCTGGTAGTGACTGGACTAACACTACTATCGATGCTGTTTCGGTGATTGAGAATACCGGAATCTATTACAGTCAGTTTAATGGAACAGCTTTGAGTATTCCAGTATGGACCGCTAGTGATCCAAGTCCAGTATTGGTAGAAGCAGGCATGCAAAGATACAATAATGCCAATCAAATATTAGAAGTGTATACCGGAACAGAATGGGTACCGGCAAGCGGAGGAGTCAACTCAACTGTTTCAGAAGATATAGTAGCAGAATTAACTGAAATATACTCGTTGATTTTTTAAAGAAATACCAATAAATACTAAAACGGTACTCATTCATGGCATTAGGGCGAATCTCAGGGCAATTACTTCAAGACAACCTAACTAGGGCTGGCACTGATCTCGCCTTTGAAACAAATTTATTGTACTTGGATGTTAACAACAATCGAATTGGTATTAAGACAATTCCAACTCAGTACGAACTTGAAGTAAACGGTACTACTAGGTCTACCAATTTTGAAGTAACCAACACTGCCAACATTGCCAATGTCACTATCAGTGGCAATACTATACAGAGTAAAACTCCTACCCTGAGCCTACAGGCCAGCGGACTTAACAGTGTAATCTATAACAATAGACTACTAGTGGGCAGTCTAAGTGTTTATCAAAACACCATCAGTGGCTTGACCGTAGACGGCGATATAGCGATACAACCTAATGGCACCGGCACTGTTAACATCACCGGAAATACCACAGTTTACGGAAATTTGCACGCCACTGGTACTATCACTGCCGACGGCAATATCACACTAGGCAACGCCAGCACTGATACAGTAACATTTGATGCAGAAGTAAACAGCAATATACTGCCCAGCACTACTGCAACTTATAATTTAGGAAATACAGATTTACAATGGGCATCAGTATGGGCCACAGTCGTAAATGCTGGTACACTAAATGCTGGTGCGACTACAACTAACAGTTTAACTACTACCGCCGATGCTAATATCCGGGGTAATACCATACTTGGAACAGATAGTACTAATACAGCAACTGTCAACGCTCGAATAACCAGCAATTTAGTGCCTAATGCCAACATCACCTATGATTTGGGAAACAGGACACTAAGTTGGAACAATGCCTATCTAAACACTGCTTATATCGGCAGTGTAAAAATAACAGGCAACACAGTCAGCGCCAACGCAACTGGCAGTAACCTAACCTTGACCGCCAACGGCTCTGGATCTATAGTACTTGGCGATCTAGCCATATATCAAAACACAATCAGTTCAACTGGTATCAATGAAAATATCAACTTGACTCCCAGTGGCACTGGTTATGTCAAAATTGATTCAACACAGAGTTTGATTGTTCCAAAAGGAACCACCGCAGAAAGACCAGCAAGCCCGCAATCTGGCATGGTCAGATTTAACACCAGTGCTGGTCAAAATACTTTTGAAGGTTATCAAGGATCAGTCTGGCTAGCACTAGGCGGTGTTCGTTCAGTAGACGGCAACACCAAAATCACTCCAGAATTAACCCCTGGCGCAGCAGATAACACCCTTAGATTTTACGCCAACGGCACACAACAGGCCAGCTTGAATTCCACAGCGTTAACTATTAATCAATTGATCGTTAACCAACTGACCATTAATAATTCCAATGTAATCAGTGCTACAAGTGCAAATTCTAGCATTTCCTTGAGTTCAAATGGAACTGGTGGAATTATAATAAATAACTTTAAGATTACAAATAATTTGATACAGAACCTAAATGGCGCTGTATTAAACTTTGTGTCATCGGGCAACGGGTATTTTAAATTCAGTGGATCTAACGGGGTAGTTATCCCAACAGGGACACCGTCGACTAGACCACTGAATGCAGTAACAGGTATGATTAGATATAACACAGTGGATCAAGTCACTGAACTGTATGATGGTACACAGTGGGTACTGGTTGGTGGTACACAATCCGGTATCAGTCAAAGTACAGCAGACGGGACTGCGGCAACATTTGCTCTTATTTTTGGATAAAGAAACATGGCAACCTATTTTAGAACAAAAGTCGTAAAAGGCCTAGGCGCTGGATTAACAGTGACCAGCGTGGCCTCCGGAAGTCCAACAACAGGCTATGTGACTTTGACTTTTAGTACACAAGGAACTGCTCCTTATGCTATAGGATCCAGCATCAATGTTAGTGGTGTATCAGTAAAAGGTTATAACGGCACATACCTAGTGACAGGTTGCACAGCAACCACAGTCAGCTATGCCAACAGTACCACCGCAGCAGCCACAGGCGGTGCAGTAGTACAAAATTCACTGGCCACTGGCGGTGCAAATAGATTCACGCTGATTGGCTGTAATCTAGCCAACACTACAGATGTGGACCTAATAGTTAATTTGACAGTGACTGATGCAAATCAAACCACAGTTTACTATCTAAATCAAATGATGATTCCACCTTACAACAGCGCCAAAATTATCACCAATGGTGAAAAACTGATTCTGATGGAAAATACATCATTGACCATAACTTCAGATGTGGCCAGCAGTTTAGACGCCGTGATCAGCTATGCTGAAATTGTTTAAGGAATAAATTATGAGTAACCTAGTTGGTAATGTGCCGCAAGAAGTTTTGGGAAATGCTCCCAGATATTTTTATGGGTTGAGAAAAACCGCCGACGGCGACTTGTATTTTGTCAGAGTTGACCAAATGAGCAAAAGTGACAGTATCACTATCAATAACCCCGGCGATGTAAATGATGATTTTAAAGAATTTGAAGTGGGTGTAGATTTTTTTGAAGGACGGGATGTTTATCATAACCTAGTTTATAAAAATTTAAACTATGAGCAGTACCGTTGGGACGATCGCAATTTGTATTATTACATGGATGCTAACGGTAACTTGGTTGTTAGAATTGGGCAGAAATATAGCTACCCTAATTCCAATAATGCATGATAAATAACAAGAGAAATTAATTTTTGTATTAAAGGTATAAAAACATGGCTGAATTTAAATTAGGTAGACTACGATTCGTATGGCAAGGTACTTGGAGCACCAGTACTGCTTACGTTAAAGACGATGTTGTTCGTTATGGCGGAAAGACATATGTTTGTTTAGTTGGCAACACTTCTTCTAGTACACAAGCTGGATTCAACACCGACATAGCCAGTGGCTATTGGACACAGATGTCTGATGGTATCAGTTGGAAAGGTACTTGGACAGTCAGCTCTACCTATGCAATCAATGACATTGTTAAATTTGGCGCCAAAGACTATATCTGTACAACAGGACATGTCAGTAGTGCAGTTGCCAACAGTGGATTTTATTCAGATCTAGCAGCCAGCAACTGGACTTTGATGACCGACGGTATCCAATGGGTAGGCACATGGACCAGTGGAGCTTTTTACAAAATAGGCGACATTGTCAAGAACGGCGCTAAAGACTATATCTGTCTAGTTGGACACACCGCCGGATCTGTTAATGGCGGATTTTATACCGACCTAAATGTTAACAACTATTGGACACTGATTTTTGATGGTTTGACATTCTACGGACTATGGGCAGGTAATGTATTTTACCGCCAAGGTGATTTGGTCAAATACGGCGGCATGGTTTACCAGTGTGCCACAGCTCATACCAGTGATGCTACTTTACTTGAATCTGATATCAACAAGTGGATTGTGTTTGTTCCAGGGTTTGATTGGAAGGGCACATGGAATAGTAACAGCACCCATTATAAAATAAATGATGTGGTAAAATACGGAGCCAACGAATGGATCTGTACCACTGCCCATGATTCGAGTACTGTATTTGACACAGATAAATTTGCATTGTTTGTAGAAGGTTTGCAGTTTGAAAACAGCTGGACCGGTGGCACAACATATCAGCAAGGTGACATTGTAACTTACGGCGGATATGCCTATGTTGCCAAACAAAATCATTCAACAAGCCAAACACCTTCTACAGCAACAACATACTGGGCGTTACTGACCACTGGATTTAATCTACGAGGTGTTTGGAGCGGTTCAGCTAGTCCCACATACAAAGTTGGCGATGTAGTCAGCTATGGTTCATATGTCTATGTGGCCAAAGCAGACAATGCCAATACCAATCCTGCCAGCGATACTGCATCTTGGACACTAATTACCACCGGTATTGCTTGGAAAGGCCTGTGGACCGCAAGCACAGTATACAAACTAGGTGATGCGATTACCTATGCTTCAAATAGTTACATTGTAGTTCAAGCACACACAGCTTCTACTGGCAACAGACCAGATAACGATTTATCTGGCACTTATTGGAATCCCTTAACACAAGGTGCTGCCAGTAATGTTACAACAACCCGCGGCGACTTAATTTATTATTCTGCCAACGGTAATGCTAGATTACCTATCGGCACAGACGGACAAATGCTCAAAGTGGTTGGCTCAGATCCTGTTTGGTCTACAGTCAATCAAGTAGGTAATGTCTACTATGTTGCTCCTACCGGCACTGACAATACTGCTGCTGGATACGGGTCTTCACTAGACAAGCCATGGAAAACCATTGCCTATGCCTGTGCTCAAGTAGCATCGGGACCAGCTAATCCTAGCGCACAATACCTGTTGTTAAACAACAGATCATTTATGAGTGCAGAAGTTGTCAACTACTTGGCCTACACATACAAGGCCAGTGTTGTTTCTACCAGCGGTAATGCGTTCTTGACCAGCAACACTGCTGGACTTGCAGTCAACATGCCCGTGACATTTACAAACATCAGCGGCACATTAAATGTTAACGGTACAGCAGTGGCTACCACAGCTACTACAGCCACTCAAACTTATGCTAGTCAATCATTGACAGTTAACAGTGTAAGCGGTACTACTATCACCATGAGTGCTAGCATAACTGGGGTTGCGGTCAATCAAAGAATTACATTTGCTACCAGTTTTGGTTCTGTGGTAGCAGGTGTTATATACTATGTTTACAATGTGTCAGGATCAACACTACAGATTTCAACTACTGCAGGAGCTACAGCTGCACTGACAATTGGTATTATCAGCGGATTAACCATCACAGCCTCAGTGGCAGGTGCTATACTTGTTGGTAGCAGTAGTACATTATCCAGCGGTCAGCCGGTAACATTCAGTGGCACAGCATTTGGATCATTGAGCAACAGCACACAATACTATGTGTTAGATGTATTGAGCAGTACACTGATCACAGTGTCAACTACTAATGGCGGTCCAGTATTAGCCGGTGTAACAGCAGCTACCGGTAGTTTATCTGTAGTAGCCAGCACAACATATTATGTTAGAACTATAACTTCTAATACCAGCTTCACAGTTGCGACTACCAGTGGTGGTGGCGCAACCACAGTAGGAGGTACTGGCAGTGCTACAGCCAAACTAGCATTCAACGGCTCCAATATCGGCAGTTATGTCGGAAATGGTGTTGATTCTTTCATATTTGATATTGGTCGTGGTGGCACTATAGAAACTGTTATATTTGCAAAATATTTCTATGCAACCACTACTACCTACATATTACAAGTTTCGCCTTTAATAACTCAATTTATTGCTGGTCTAAGTTATCTATCAACATTGGCTACTACCGCTGTACTGGCCAATACAGCACCTGCTAGCAACTACCAAACACTGAACGGAGTATCGGCCAATGTGTCACAGACAATCAATGGCGCATATTCTGCAGAAGCTGGTATGACTACTAGAGTTACCAGTTTGCTCAGCATTGTAACTAGCGGGCTTACAGCAGGTACTATTAATGCTGTGGCTATACCGCAAAATCCAAATGCCACTATCTATGTTAAAACAGGCACATACTCGGAAGTATTACCTATCAGTGTTCCAGCATTCACGGCCTTAGTAGGCGACGAATTAAGAACCACAGTAGTACAACCTTATACATTTACTGCCACAGCTAGCAGCTCTACTGGTACAAGTTTAGTACTATCCAGCGCCAGCGGCGTAGTAGCAGGCATGGCAGTGACTGGTAATGCATATATACCTGACGGTACATATATTATCAGCATTTCAAGTAACACATTGACATTGAGCAATGCAACTACTGGTAATGTTACAGGTGCAGTGACTGTTGGTTATACCATGAGCAACATGTTCTACATGCGTAATTCAACCGGCGCTAGAAATATGAGCGTAACAGGACTCAGCGGAGCACTAGGCACTGCCAATGGCTACGGAACCAAGCGTCCGAATGCCGGCGCATATTTTAGTCTAGATCCAGGAACTGGCGTACAAGATGACACAGTATGGATCACCAGCCGTAGCCCATATATTCAGAATGTGTCACTGTTTGGTACAGCCTGTGTTGGCGCAAAGATTGACGGCTCACTACATGCAGGCGGCAACAAGTCATTGACCTTAAACGATTTTACTAATATTTTATCAGACGGTATTGCTGTTTGGTGTACTAACTTGGCTAAAGTTGAAGCAGTTAGTGTGTTCTCATACTATGGTTACGCAGGATATCTAAGTGAGCTTGGTGGTGCAATCCGTGCTACAAACGGTAATAGTTCATATGGTACATACGGTTGCGTAGCCGAAGGCGGTAACCCTGCAGAATTATCAATCACAGGTACTGTCAATACTCGTGCTACACAAGCAACAGTAACTAATGTCTTAATCAGCGGTGGCGCAATACAGTGGTTAGAATATGTTAATGCCGGACAAACATATAGTTCAGCATCTTACAATGTAGTATCGAGTACCGGAGTTGGTGCTAGTGTTAGTGGACCTAACATTTCTACAAACGGTATCTGCGAAGTGCGTATTGTTACTGCCGGAGCCAATTATCAGTCAGCTGTAAATAATGCACAAACAGGTACTAGTACTACACTAACATTGTCAGCAGCTGATGCAGCCAATACAGCTTCTTACAACGGTGAGCGTATTGTGCTCACCGACGGTACAGGTGCAGGCCAGTATGGATTTATTGGTTACTACAACGGTGGTACAAAGATTGCCATTGTTTGTAAAGAATCATTTGCCACACTGACCGCTACTAGCTGTACAGCATCAACATTTACCATTAGCAGTACTAGTACTATTCCTGTGGGATCACCTATTGTATTCCAAGGAACAACTTTTGGTGGAGTTAATAATTTTACTGTTTATTATGTAATCAGTACTAACTTTACTGCTACTACATTCTCGGTATCGACAACATTAAGTAGTACAACTCCAGCAGCATTGACTCCTTTGGCCAGCGGCGGAGCAATGACTGTACAGTTGTGCGGATGGGATGTGGCAGTGTCAGGTACAAGCGTACTGACCAACTTAGACTTTACTTCTAAATATATTATTGAACCTCGTGTAACATTTACTGACTCAACAGGTAGCGGTGCATTAGTACGCTGTAAGGTACTGTCTGGAATTATTACAGAATTCCGTGTGATCAATCCTGGAAGTAATTATACTAGTCCTACTATTGTAATTACAGATCCAAATGCAACTTCAGCGGCCACTACTACAGTTAGGGTAGCATCTGGCGTATTAGGTCAGCCAACTTGGACCAGCAGAGGGACAGGATATAAAGATGCACAGGCAGTGATTACCGGTGATGGTTATGCCGATGTACAACCTGTTGGTTTTTACATATATCTAAATAATCTATCAGCATTACCGGTAGCAGGAGCTAACTTGGTTTTCCAAGGAAATACTACATATTACACATTAGTACAAACAGTATCATCAAGTGGTACTCCGGGTAACTACAGTGCTTACATTCAAGTAAACCCTGGATTCAATGTTACTAATGCGCCTACTAATGCCACAGCAACAACAGCCACTATACAGTACAGCCAAGTTCGACTAACAGGTCATGACTTTTTGTATGTGGGATCTGGTAATTTTGGATCTACAGGTTACCCCAACAACTTTTCAACAGCCAATCGTATCCAAACCAACGAAGCTGTGGGCAACGGTGGCGGTCGTGTGTTCTTTACATCAACTGATCAGGACGGTAACTTCCGAGTGGGTGGATTGTTTACAGTCCAACAGGCCACCGGTGTTGCCACATTAAACGCCAACTTGTTCAACTTGAGCGGTTTGAATGCACTACAATTTGCCGCAGGCGGAGCCAGTGTAACACAGTTCAGCACTGACGGCACATTCTCAGCCAACAGCGATGCCATAGTACCAACACAACGAGCTATCAAGACTTTTTTGGCCAGCCAGTTGGGCGCAGGCGGTGCTATATTGGCGGTGAGTAGTTTGACTGCCGGCCAGGTAATTATTAACAGTAATCAAATTACTACACAAAATGCAAATGATCTGTCAATCACAGCGCAGACTGGCCAAAGGGTACAGCTTAATACTAATACTAATATTAATGTGACAGCCACAGTGGTAAACGGTGCAAGTTTGATCATTAACGGTACAGGTACACAAAATGCTACTCCAACAAATCCAACAGATATTGTGCCAAAGAAATATGTTGATCGTGTTCTTTCGCTAAATACAATGTGGACAAATGCTTGGTAATAAACAAAAGGAATCAGGAGAATAATTTATGACAATAGCGGCAAAATACGGTGCTCTCGACTTACTAACACCAAATGGCTTTAACTATCAACAAGTAGCGGCACCTACATCTGCTAACAACACAGTGGTCAATGTCACAGTAACCAATAGAAACGCGTCAGATACTAGAGTACGACTAGCACAAACTAGCGTTCCGTTGAACCCACAGTTGGTAACAGCTACCACAGCAATGATTCCATTCCAAGTTGGGTCTACTAGTTCAACTGGCAATGTGTTGACCACACAGCCAATAAATGTACAATCTTGCTCAACAAGCACATATACCACACAGAGTGTAGCCTGTCACTTTACTACACAAAGCACAAACACAATTACCTGCTACAGCACACAGTGGATGTATGTAGGCATGCCTTTAGTATTCAGCGGCAACTTAGGCGGTTTGACTGGCGGTACTACTTATTATGTACTGACTATTCCCACAGCTTACACATTTACAGTTAGCACTAGCTATGGCGGTCCTGCAGTGTACTTGACCAGTGCATTTACCAGCTCAGTCACAGTTAGCATGAGCACTGCGGCTTTTTCATTGAATCAACCAATTACATTTAACTATTATTCAGCTACTGGTAATTTAACAGCTAATACTTCAACTGGTAACTACCTAACCCTAAGTACTACAACTAACCTATATCCAGGTGTTGGTATTGTGTTCTCAGGCACCACATTTTCAAACATTGTGGCTAGCACACAGTATTATGTGTTGACAATTGCTGATCAAAGTCCAATTTATATTGCCAGCATTTCTAGATCATTGACCACAGTTACTGTGAACACAGGTTGGGGCGCTACACTAAGCAGTGTGAGTCTAAAACAATGGAACAGCTCAGCTGGTGTATTCTATGTGACATTTGCTATTCCCTCAGCAACTATTGCACCATTAACTGGTATTAGTTATGTAGTGTCAGGTAACAGCAACACTGGCTATAACGGCACATTCACTGCTGTCGCTAGCACAACTACTAGCATTACACTGGCCTACACTTCAACAGATCCAGGTGCCTACGGCAGTGGCACAACCACTGCGGTCAGTGCTCAGGTGCACGGATTAACCAGTGGTCAGTCAGTAAGCATAACAGGTATCACAGCATTGGGTATCACAGATATTTCCAATGTGGTAGTCACAGTAGCCACTACTAGCCAGTTTACATTTACACACGGTACTAGTGGCACAGTGGCATTAACCACTGCTCCTGCAGCTGCCATTGCACCTGCAGCACAAGTTACTATTTCAACAGCAGTTGGCGGCAGCACATTTGCAGTTGGTACCAGTGCTACAGGCACTATGACCTATGCAGCTGGTAATGTGTTTGGTGTTGCAGCCACATTGACCAACTTCTTTATCAAAACTATACCAAGTTCAACAACCTTTACTATAGCTGCTATCAGCGGCGGATCAGCAAGCACATTGACTGCTGTTTCAGCAGGTCTATTACAGGTTTATCCCAGCACACTGAGTTTGGCACAGAATCAGCCAGTGTACTTGCAAGGACAGACGATCACAGTGGTCAGCAGTCAAAGTACTACACTAACCACTTTGGGCAATACTAATTCATTGTCTAATAATCAACCGATTACATTCTATGGTTATACCTATGGTGGTATCCAAGCAGGTGTTGCTTACTATGTCACAGTGGTATCAGCATTTACTATCACATTAAGTTTGACAAACGGCGGCTCAGCAGTTGCTTTTGGTAACTTTGCTTATCCAATGACTGCTACTACAGCTATTGGTGCAGGAGCTACTGCACTGGCACCGTTGACCACATACTATGTCAACACAGTGCCAAGTTTGACCACATTCACAGTTTCAACAACACCTGGCTCTGGTTCACCAGTTACACTGGCCAATATTAACCAGTACACTGCCACAGTCAACAGCAATATGTTTACACTGGGCTCTGGCACAACAGCCAATCTGTTACCAAACCAACCAGTAGTATTTACAGGAACATCGGCAGGCAATGTGCAGACACTGCCAGCACCTAGTGCTGCATTGGGTGCAGTAACCCCGTTCATTATCACTAACACAACTAGTGGTTCACCGGGTTACTGCACAACAACCAGTACAGTGGGACTGGTAGCAGGCCAACCAATACAGTTCTACGGTAACAGTGCCAACACAATCTTTGGTACTGGTATCACTGCCAACACTGTGTATTATGTATATCAGGTAATCAGCAGCACTACATTTAGTATATCTACTAGCTATGCTAACTATCTAGCAGGTACTGGAATGTCTTTAAGCAGCACTACCGGTACTATGTATATGTTGCCCAGCTATTATGTTGGTGCTATTACTAGCACTAGCCACTTTACCTTGTTGCCATACCCGCAACAAACATTGGCCAACACGCTACAGACATTTACCACAACCACAGCATTTAACAGTCTAGCACAGGCACAGTTGACAGTAACTGGACAACCGCTTAACACTGACTTTATAGAATATGATGCGTTAATTGCATCTAACGGTATCATTGAGCGCACAGGTGTGCTGATGCCGCCCAATACTTACTTGTATGCTAGCTCGTCAACTAATCTGGTTAATGTGCTGGCAGTTGGAATTACGGAGGCCCAATAATGGCTCGTTATCAAGATTTACCCAATAGAACAGATACTATCACGGTTCCTATTGATGATGCTACCATGTGTACCAACTACGGCAGTACATTTACATGCACTATAAATTCACAAGCAACTAAGACTAGATTAGAAGTTATTGGCAGTTGCCAATGTACATTTACAGTACCTAGCGGAGTTAACACCATTTTTATTGAATTATGGAGTGGTGGAGGCGGTGGAGGCGGTACCACCAATTGCCAGTGTTGCACGATGGGTCAAGGCGGCGGCGGCGGCAACTATATCTCAACTACTCTTGCGGTCACACCTGGGGATACCTACAGTATTTGCGCTGGCGCTGCCGGCGGTATGGGCGCCTGTTGTCGAGGTGCCCAAGGCGCAACTAGTTATGTAACAGGAACTGGCCTAACTACTTTTTGTGCAGTAGGCGGTATGGGCGGCTGTGGCGGTTGTAATCTAACTTCACTTTGTTTCGGACAAAATGGCGCCAACTGCTCAACGATTAACGGTTTATCAAGTGCAAACATTCAAAATTTTGCCATAGCTGCATGCGGAGAAGGTGGTCACATTTTTGGATGCAGTAATGGTTGCAGATCGGACGGTAAAGGTGGTAATGCAGCCTTTGCTGGAGGCATTGGTTCATTTACTACATATAGCGGATGCTGTCCTAACGGTTGCTGTAGTGCATATGGCGCGGCATTCCCAGGCGGCGGTGGCGGCGGAACAGCTACTACTTGTGAATGCAGCTACTGTCTTTGTGGGTCTTGCGGATCTCCCGGACTTGTAAGATTATGGTATTAAGGACAAATAATGACTAGATATGTTTCTCAAATAACTTTAGGCACTGATTCTACTAGCAAGGCCGCATGGAACTGTGCTAGAACCGTAACTACTACGCCCGGCACATGTGTTTTTCAACTTTCAGGCGGTACAGGCGGATGTGCATCAACTGGCAATGTTGGATCTGGAATAAGTTGCACATATACTGTACCGGCAGGCGTTACCAACATGACCATTGAACTATGGGGCGGTGGTGGTGGCGGAGCTGCACCTGGAGGAAACGGTATATGCTGTAATTACGGCCAAGGCGGCGGTGGCGGCGCATACTCTAGAAAAACGCTAGCAGTGATTGCAGGAACTAGCTATGTTCTTTGTGCAGGCGCAGGTGGCGCAGGTGGAGTTCCTAGCGCATTTTGCACATGCTGTTGTGGATTAAAAGGCAGCACTACATATGTTACAGGCTCTGGATTGACTAATTTTTGTGCAGAAGGCGGATACGGTGGCGAAAGTCGTTGCTACCCAAACTCTTATAACATTAATACATTAAACGGAGGTTATCCTGGCTCAGGTGGGGACTTAAATGTCTGCGGCAGCTCTGGATACGCTTGGTATAATGGCGTCTACTGCGGATGGACTATGGGCGGATCAAGTCCGTTTGGTGGTAGAACAATTCACCAGGGATATGATTGCGATTCATCGTACACAGATATTATCGGAAACGGAAAAGCAGGTGGTGTCTGCGGATTCACAGGCATGTTCCCCGGTGGCGGCGGCACCGGCGGAATCCCTAGCTGTTGCTGCGGTATATGCAGCTGCGGTGGCCCAGGTGCACCTGGATTAATAAGAATTTGGATGTAATAGGAAAAATAAAATGACAATTGAAAATAAGTATATAATGATTTGGACTGCTGATAGTGCTGTTCCAGGTTTTGTTGAGTCACATGTATATTCTGAAAAAGAACACCCAGGCCCGGATATTGAGGATCAGGTAACAGGTCCGACTAGACAATTTGTATTGGCAGTGCCTGGCACCTGGTTATACAAGCTGTTTGCTGACCCATCTACATTTGAAACAGGTGACAGAAACATTGATATTGACATGTCTAAATGCCACTATGATTGGGCCACAGGCGATGTAGTGCCAGTTTATTATGCAGATCGTTCATGGGACGATGTAAGAAATCAAAGAAATTCCATGCTATCAGGTTCTGATAACTTTTTCAACGAAGATACACCTAATCCTTTAAAAGCTGAGTGGATAGAACACCGACAACTGCTCCGAAATTTAATTCCTAGAGAACAGGCTGCCGGAAGAACTCCTATGACAGTTAAATGGACTGACTATGTGCCGCCATATCCTCCAAGTGCTCGTATTGGGGTTCCAGAAGATGTCAAACCTACTTGTGCTTGGTACAAAGGAGAAGATACATATCCGCCACAAGCAATAGTTGGCAGTCCAGAAAGTCTAGCAGCACATGAAGAGTTTTTAAAAATTATAGCTACTAAAACTGTTTAATTAGAGAACTCATATGCCATATACTATTAATATTACAAAAACAGCTCCGTGTCAGGTTCTGCCTTTTTCGGCACCTAGCGGTGCTGGCGGTGGAAAATATCGATCATTAGAAGTCTACGGCTGTACACCTGATCCAACGGTAGGCGAAAATAACTGTAATTGTCTACAAGGTACATATACTCCGGTTGGTTGCTGTTGTGCATTTACAGTCCCGTCAGGAGTAACACAGGTCGTTGTTGAAATGTGGGGATCCGGCGGTGGCGGCGGGTCGGGCGCATCCGCAAATTGTTGCGGAATTACTCCAGGCGCGGGGGCTGGAACATATATATCTGGTATATTGACGGTTGCTCCAGGTGATGTTCTTACAGTATGTGCAGGAGCAGGCGGTTGCGGTGGGCCAGCAAACTGCGATGCGACAACTTATTGTTGTACCGGACCGAGAGGCGGATGTTCTTTCATTAAAAGAAATGGTAACTTCTGTATGGACAGCCAAGGTGGCGGTACCGGTCCTTCTGACTGTTACTACCAGTGCGGATGCCTACAGCGAAGTTGCGGACATTCGAGCTTCACTTCCAGCGCGGTTTATCCCGACATTGGTACAAATTCTGGATGTGTGGCGTACACAAGCGGAAAATGTATTCAATCTGGTCCAAGTATGTCTGTAGTACCTGGTTGCAGCGGCAACTGTACAAACCAACGCATGTTGTCATCGGGCACTCCGTTTGGTGCTGATCAACAATGGAATTCTTATAGTTGTTTCTGTTGGAGCAAAACTAGATTTAATACGGCTTGTACCAACACTGCCGGAACAAAGGGCATAGGGGGCGACCTTCCTCCGACTGGCTGCGTGTTCAATTCGGCAGGCAGTACAAATTATGCATGTTCAACTGCAGACAATGCGGCATGTGAAAGACACCAAAATTCAATGCCGGGCATGTTCCCAGGTGGAGGTGGTGCCGGTGGATTTGTTACGAGCTGTTGCTTTCAACACACTAATGGCGGCGGCGGCGGCCCAGGATATGTAAGGATAATATATTAAAATGACAATTGAAAATCAACAATCTGAAGAAATAACCAATGTTATCCCAGTCACATGGGATAACATTAGAAATATGCGTGATCAAATGTTGCTAGAAGCAGAAAACCGTTACAACTTTGATACCCCAACTAGTATAAAAGATGCATGGAAGGCGTACAAGCAAGAACTTAGAGATATTCCAACTAAATATAAGGATCTAGAAGACTTATCACAAATAGAATGGCCTCAAGCTCCTGACTTTACTCAAAAATTAATTTTAACTCGTTAACTCATATCTAAATCATCAACTTACCTCCTGTAAATAAATATCATCATAAGAATGATATTAAAACAGGAGGTTTCTTATGAGTGTGATATGGTTTAATTCTGAGCCGCCAAAATCTAAATTTGCACCCAATATCAAAATTCCAATCTATTGCCATCTAACCGATACTCCAAACGAATTAAACAATAGACTACGAGCACAGATGCTTGATTTTGAACAACAAATTCAAGGCGAAGAATTAGTGACCGATGTCCCACGAAATCTTAAAGATCCCTATAGTTGGACTCAACACTGGAAACAGCACAGCATATTCTTTGATGTGCCCGTAGAAGCCGGCGAACATTTGCAAAGGTTCCCAATGACTCAAGAGTTGACCACTCTGTATCACATAATTAGAAAAAATTATCTGTTGTTCTTGAAAGAATTAAATTATCCTAGAGCAAAAGTATATATTCATGGATGGACAAATGTACTGAGACAAGGGGAATTTATTAGTCTACACAGTCATAGTTCAGATACTCATAGTTATCTTAGTGGAACCTATTACCTTACTACAAACAATACCACTTTAGATCTTATTGACCCTACTAGATTACAACACAAAGAACGATTTACTACTAAGGAAAATCTTATACTAATGTTTCCTAGCTATGTTGCTCATGAAAGCACTGTATATGAAGAAGCAGATTTACGAATAAGTATTGCATTTGACATATGCAGTGCCCACAGTGCCGAATCTAACATGTGGCGCCCCCATCATTTGTTTGACGATCCTGCTACAATGGACGGATTAGACATGTATTTTAAAGATCGCACATTAACCAACAAGTACTAAGGAACTTATGATTACATTTGCCGGATGTCAAATTCCTGTGACACAGGACATTGGAAAAAATATTAAAGAAATTAAAAAAGCTATTGACTGGGCCAAAGACAATTCTGTAGAAATAATTGCAACCCCCGAATGTGCATTAAGCGGTTATATGTGGAAACCAGATTCTGTTGACGACCCTAGGTTAGCAGCAGTAATTTGTGCATTAGAAGAAATTAAAAACTATTCTAAAGACGCCGATGTAGATATTATTTTAGGTACGGCTTTTGTTGACGAAACTAACCGTTGGGCAAATACACAAAAATTTATAGTTAACGGTGAAGTAATACATACCCATTACAAAAATATTATATTTGGTGAGGAACAAAAATACTATAATCCTGGAACTACTGTTGAGACAGTTCAGTATAAGCAATATAAAATTGCCGGTCTAATTTGTAACGATTTTTGGTCTAATCCTATATTATGGCCAGATGCCAGCGGGGTACTACTTAGAAAATTAAAAAACAACGGTATTGATATTTTGTTTGCCAGTGTTAATGTTCCAAAAGAAACAGGACCAGAAGATTGTTTTTTTAGATGGCATGTTCTATGTACAGAAATGTTCAGTATGGGTGGAGGATGGACTACTGTGGTTTGCGACAATCCGTATCTAATGGAAGGTTACGAATATCAAGGTCGCACTCAAAGCCAAAGCGGTATATGTAGTCCAAACATGCAATGGATAAAATCTAGAGAACATGGGACTGATTATTTTAAAAAAACATTGTATGACATGTAAAACTGATTGGTTACTTGCAGTTGGTTGTAGCTTGACTTGGGGCAGTGAAATTACCCAACCAGGTGAAAGCCTAGAACAAGACAAATTATCTGCATGGCCGGCACATCTTGGAAATTTACTCAAAGCAAATACTATTATCAATCGAGGATATCCGGGACGCAGCAACAACAGTATTTACAGAGTAGCTGTACAAGAATTAGCAAACTATAAGAACAAATTAGGTAACAACGGAATATTGATAGTGCAATGGTCAGGTGAGATGCGTTTGGAATTTTTTACTCCTTTTAGATTTGATTTAAAAAAATTTTATAAAGACTCTTGTGGACAACATCATCACCCCGGACCAGAGGGCAGTTATTTTTGCGTTTCTCCAAACGAAATTTTAGATATAAAAATTCAACAGTCATTTGCCGGGCTTCATCAATATTTTTTTAATTACTGGGCGCATCAGCACTATCAACAAGAATTGTTAATAAATTACAGTTTATCGTTAACAGGGTTAGCAAACAAACTGGGAATTAAGATTTTGCAATTTAACGGGATAGATGAGATTATCCCCGACATTATTCCGGATCATGCCAGTGCGGCATTAAGTCTTATTGACAACGAATATTTTCATCCATTTGATCGATCTTATGCATTTTGGAATCATGTTACCAATAAGTTTCCTAGGGCTCCAGTATGGAATAAAAATGGCACTTTTCCGGTACCACCGCACCCTGATGCTCTACAACACCAAATATGGGCAGACAAATTATACGAATACCTGCAGACAGTTAGCATAATCTAACCATATCTGTGTTACACTATTAAGTGTCCTTATAAATATTCCACAACTTATAATATAGGGTTTTTAATGTATAAAATATTTTTTATTAATGGCGGTTCTGGACGAGTAGTAAGTGCATTGCCTGCACTGGAACTATATGCCAAAACACATGATGAGTTTTATATTGTTTGCGAATCAGGATTAGATATGTTTTTTGGTCATCCTACGCTGCAAGATCGAGCATTTGATGTGAATCATAAAAATCTTTTTGAAGATATTATTAAAAATGGTGAGATAGTTACCACCGAGCCCTATCGAGATCACGATTACTATAATCAACTGTGTAGTATCAGCCAAGCATTTGATAAACAAATCAATGATCACTCTGAATTACGAGACTTACCAAAACCTAAAATTTATCTCAACAAAGATGAAGAGCTGCATGCACTGGCCGCTATTAATATTGCTAAAAAAGAACACGGCAAAGAAAAGACCATTGTAATACAACCTTACGGCCGCGGTGCTGTGCAAAATCAAGATCTAGGCATTGTAGCAGACATGGGAACTAGAAGTTTTGAGCAAAAAGATTTTTTAAAACTTGCAGAAAGATTAAGAAACAGTTATAATGTTATATGCATGAGTGAGTTTCCCACAGACGGTGATAAATTTACCATTCAACCTAAAAACTTTGATTTGAGAAAATGGGCAGGTGTTATAGAAGTGGCTGATTACTTTATAGGATGTGACAGTGTGGGACAGCATTTTGCCTATGCATATAATACTCCTGGAACAGTAGTATTAGGTAGCACATTTGCAGTTAATGTCTCATATCCGCAGCATTTTAACATATGGGAAAAACCCGGATTTGGAAAACGCTACAGTCCTATACGAATCAGCGATTTCAATGCACATTTAACTGATCGAATTAACGATCAAGCATTATCTTTATCAGACGACGAGTTTGAGACACTATACTCTAGTATAGACTCACATATTAAACAAACAACCAAATAAACGGAGAAACACATGGCAAAATGGATTGCAGGAATTACTAGAGGCCATAATGGCGCAACTTGTTTACTAAAAGATGGCGAAATTGTATTTTATATAGAAGAAGAACGACTAAGCCGTAAAAAATACGATGGCGGCCCTCTTGCTGGTATGCTGAAGATTAAAGAATACACTGACAAATTGGATTATCTTGTAGTCGCACATACTCAACCGTTAACAGCAGCTGGTAAAATTGATTTCACCGGCGATGATATGTATACTGGCTGGGCAAGAAAGCTAGGACTTATTGATCAACATAATGATGATGCAAAACATCCCCAAGTCATTGACTTAGGACATATACATCACGAATTACATGCCGCTTGTGCATTCTATAATAGTGGATTTGACTCGGCTGCCTGTTTGATTGTTGACGGCGCAGGGACATTTATCCCATTGGGAGATAGTGGTGAAACTGGTTGGGAATTAGAAACTATTTTCTCCGCCAATTATCCTTGTAATTTCAGTACTAAATTTAAGCACATTGGTGTAAGAGGCCCTCGACCTGCTTATGCAAAATATCAAGTACCACACGATCATAGAGGTAAGTCGGAAGACTTACATGATGTGATCTTTAGTGATCATTGCGGTATTACTAAATGTTACGAAGCTATGACAGAGTATTGTGGATTTAGTTTTATTGAAGCTGGAAAAGCCATGGGCCTAGCTCCATACGGTAAAGAAAATGCTAATATTCCGCAAATCTTTATGGGTTCAGAAGGTCGTAATCTCAGCAATAGAAATTTATTCACACCTAATTACCCTAACGGTGCTTACATTGATCGAGTGACATTTCCTGCTCTAGACAACGACGAACTTGAATCTAAAATGGATCTAGCCTATGCTGTTCAGCATGCCTGTGAGGAGCAAATAGTTAGACTGATCTTGGATGCAGTAGAGCGTACAGGAGAAAAGAATGTTGTAATTGCAGGCGGATTTGGTCTGAACTGTGTGGGCAATTACGAATATCTAAAACACTTGCCCAAAGATATTAACCTATTTGTAGAACCAATTGCACACGATGGCGGCACCTGCATTGGAGCTGCAAAACTGGTATATCACGAACTTACTCAAGATACTACTCGTCGTCCGCACAAGACTATCTATTACGGCCCAAATTACTTTGCTGAGAAAGGCAGTTACGAAATCAAATTGCAAGACGGCGAAACAATGGTTGATGCTAACGATGCTGACATCGCTAAACTTATCAGCGAAGAAACCATTGTTTGCTTATACCAAGGCGCCAGCGAAGCAGGTCCTAGAGCATTGGGTAATCGAAGTATTCTTTTTGATCCCCGTGTTAAAGACGGCAAAGATGTAGTTAACGAAGTCAAACATCGTGAATGGTTCCGTCCCTTTGCCGGCACAATTCTTAAAGAAGCGGTACACGATTGGTTTGATCTACGCGGTATGGATGCAACTCCGTTTATGATGTATGCAGTCAACTGTCAAGAAGGGGTAGCTGATAAAGTACCTAGTATTATCCATGTAGACGGAACTTGCCGCATACAGACTGTGACTACTGAGGAAAACGCTAACTATTACAATTTGATCAGCGAATTTAATAAACTCACTGGCATGCCAATTTTATTCAATACCAGCTTTAATCTAGGCGGCGACCCTTTAGTTGAAACTATTGAAGATGCATTGCACACACTGAGAATGAGTGATTTAAAATATCTTTACTTGCCAGAGATTGGTAAATTGATCAGCATTCCTAACAACTCTACCGAAAACATAGATTACTAAAAATAATTGATCATAAAAAAAGGCACTTCCAGAGTGCCTTTTTTCATAAGCAACAAAATTTTATTGAGCCGATAACCAATCAGCTAGACTATCAAAACTTTGATACTTTTTATGGCCGCTGCCTATCTTGATAGGAGTGGCTTTTACTTTTACTGCTGCAGAAAGATCCGAGTCACCGACACTGAGCACAGGAATATTTTTCCAATCAACTCCTATATTTTCTGTCACACGCACAAACATGCCGGGATTAGGTACAACAAAGGGATCTTTTGAATCAACACCGGGACACCAATACATACCCATACTGTTGACTCCTTGTGATTTGACAAATCCCTCTACTGAGCCGACAAAATCGCTGAGTTTTTCTTGTGTTAGCACATGCGGTTTAAACTGATTCATAAACAAAACAACTGAAATATTTCTAACAGCTAATTCTTTCAAAAAATCAACCCCTGCATCTGTAAAATGTATTTCGTTCTTCTTGTGATCGGTTAGAGCACTATCGATTAAGATGCCCCATGGAAACAATCCAATAAATTTATTTGAATTTTGTGTGTTTGCAATTAAATATCTGTATCGATTCATGCTATTTCCTGTGTTTAAAGTACATATACTTATTATCTTTGTCTAGCTAAATACTTATAACTGGTGATTAAATACTATGTCTGATTTTTTAAAGAAACTAAAAACAGGGCTCCACGGAACCCTAAGATTCAATAATGGAGTGTCAGTATCTCATATGGGAACTGTGGTTGCAGTAACCACTAATACCGTTATTGATCAATTTTTTGTTGGAGATTTCAGCTCGGCACTATACACTATCACTGTTAATTATGCCAGTAACAAACAAGAATCCATGCAGGTTAGGGTAGTAGCAAGACCAAATGCCGCCAGTGTCAGCATAGTGAATCGTACTATGATCGATGATGAAATAATCACTCTATCCGGTACAGTGACAGCAAGTTATTTCCAACTAACTGCATCAGTAACTAACTCGGCATATGCCAACGCCAAACTTACTTTCTTCGCCAACTATGCTGAAACAGCTAACGAAACTAGGGTTGGGGTCAACAAGGGCACTACGCTAAACACACCTAATGCCATCACTGGCTCAGGCAATGTGGTATTTCAACCCACAATGAGTAACACTGGTTTTGCCAGTCCAAACTTTTCAGTTAATACTAGTGGTGCAATTACTTCGGGCGCAATTACTTCGGGCGCAATTACTTCGGGCGCAATAAGCGCAGGAGCAGTAACTGCCACAAGTCTCAACATTACCATCGGCACTATCACAGTAAACAACAATCCGATAGTAGTATTGACCACTGCAAATACTTTGCCCTCATCTATAGTCAATAGTAGTTTGACCAGTATTGGCATATTGACTTCTTTTGAAGTTGACTACAATTCAAATCCCTCATTGAAAGTGACCAATGGTCAAATCACTATTAGAAATCGTTCTGCAACACCTGGTACTATAGATGGTATAAATATTGGTGCAACGGCTCCGGGTACTGGGGCATTTACACAATTGACAACAACAATTACCCCAACAGCAGTCAATCAAGTGACTAGAAAAGACTATGTTGACAGAACAGCAGCAGCATTAGCTATCGCATTAGGCGCATAACGGAGAATTAGATGGCAAAAAGAAGAATATCAAATTATGTATTTTTACCTGGCACAGCCAGTAGCAGTAATGCTTACCCAAATGCATACAGTTTGATCAGCAGAAATGCAACATTCATAACACAAGAAGCAGTACAATACATAGCAAATCAGGCTACTGCTAACGCAGCACAAAATTTATATCTCAATGCTGTGTCCTTGTTGACCAGTAACGCTTCATTTATTGCTAACGAAATATCAGCGTGGATCACCAACCAGGTAGCCACAGCAACAGTAGGTACCACCTTCTACGGTTATGTCTTTAATGATGCCGCAAAAGCCAAATATATACGAGACACTGGCACAACTGTAACTGCATTGATTAATGATATTCGTTACGGGGGCACAGAGCAAAGTATATTTGCAGCTAGTCAGTACTATCTCAGCGGAACTCTTCAGGTAACAAACCAAGCAGTAGAAGTAGCAGCACAATCACAGTTATGGGCTATCATTAATAATTATGTACTATCCAACGTGGTCTATCCGAGTCAGCAGAGCCCTGTAGTTGCCGCTCAGTCACTATCAGGTAGTAGTGCTGAATCGGTAGCACTGACCAAATCGCAATCTATCAGTGTGTACATTACCAATGTGATAAACGGTGGACTAAGTGTGTTGCCAGCTTCAACGCCTCCAACTTTTCCTTATGTAAACTATGTGTATGACAGCGCCAAATATGTACAAGACATCGGCATTGTGGTTGCTGCCTATTTGAATGATCTACGCTACGGCGGCAATTATCAAACTAGCCTAACTGCATCTAGATACTGGAACAACGGAAGTCCTTTAATCACAGGTAGTAGGATCCCAGAAGTTCTAACACATCAGTTCATAGCGGTATTGATCAACAACTATATTTTAACTCAAGCTGCGTATACACCATTGCAAAATGTAGTACAGCGATATACCAATGGTTCAATCACATATGAAACAGCAGCCGCTGCCCGTATTACTACTCTGTCTGGCATATTGACCGCAGTGATGCAAAACGGTGTTGGCAGTTTGCCCGCACTGGTCAACGGTGTAACTACTATCAAATTACAAGGTATCTTTAGGCTTGAACAGTTGTTATTGATCACAGACACTACAACTAATACCATACTGTACAATTTTTCAGACTCCTCACATGCTGCAGGTGTAAACTTGACCACTACCTATGGCGCGAATACCACATATCCAGACAGTGATTTTCCAGCGTTCAAGCAGACAGCTGATTATGTTACAGTTATAACCTTTGATATTGACACTACTACTGCTCTTAAAACAGATGGTATACAGATTTTTGTTGAAGACAAAGAGATACGAACTAGACCTTATGACTTTGGTACTGATGCTATTGAGAGACAACGAGTTGCTCCTCCTCAAAGCATGTTGGATGCTGACTTTGAATATGGATTACAACCTACCAAGTGGCAGGCTATTGGAATAGCTAGAGGATACCCCTCAATTTATGAAGTACCTGGAACAGATATTTCGGTTGTATCAGTAAGCACAGATGCATCTACAGGAACTAACAACATCGGATCTAGTTTGATCACTGTTACTACTGTTAGTCCTCACGCATTTACAATAGGTACACCGTTTACCATTACAGCTTTTTCTAACTCAGTGACTGGTTTTAGTCGAGCACAAGGCAGCTTTTTAGTCAATAGTGTGACAACTCCGTCTACTTTCACCTATTACGCTACCAGCAAGGTAGGCCTTAACAGCGGTGATGTGCTGAGTTCAAACTATACACAGTTGCGCAAGGGAGCTTTCTATACAGGAGCTTCAATAGGAAATCCAGCATTTACAGTTTTTTCAAACGGAGCCACAGGCTCATTTACCACACAGTTCACTACACCTCCGGGCAGTAATCAAATAGCATTTTCAGGAACTCCCCCTGTGTCTGGCGTACCGGTGTCCGGCACAGGTATCAACACAGGAACTCAGGTAACAGGCACAGTGGGCTCCGGTGGGCTTCAAGTTACCGCCAATGTTGCTACGCCTATCAGTATAGGAGATACCAGTTTCACAGTAGTAGCTGCCACTGGAATTCTTGGAGGATTTGCCATTGATAACGGCACCGGGGCAGTCAATTATGTGACTTCACTTACAGGAAATACCGTAACCTTAAGTTCTCCTTTTACAGCATCATATGCCGGAAATATACAAACATACTACGGCGTATCTGGAACCAATATTGTTTCTTCAGGTAGTGGCGCCGTATTTTCAGTAACAAGAATAGGCGGTGTATATAGTATCAACATCACTACAGCAGGGTCTGGATACTCTGTCAGCAATCGTGTCAAAATATTAGGCAATAGCCTAGGTGGTGTGACCCCAAATAATGATTTGATCATCTCTGTTACTTCAGTCAACGGAACCGGTGCTGTTACTGGTACTAGCGTCTATAGTGGCTCTGGCATAAGCGGTGAATCCACTTTTGCCAACATATCTGCTAGTACTAGCGGTGCCGGTGTTGATGCTAGACTTACCATAACAACACTGTTAGGTGCTTATCAACTAGCACTGAATAACGGAGGTATTGCCTATGCTATAGGAGATACACTGACTATCCTAGGAACAAGTCTAGGAGGCACCACTCCTGGTAATAATTTGGTAGTCACAGTGACTGCTGTAAATGCACAAGGTAGTATTACTGATCTAGTACAAGGCAGTATCACGACATACAGCAATATACCTGCGGATAGTACTGTCAGTGTTGCGGGATCTACAGCGTTATTTACTGTATCAAAATTAGCCACTACATATACCCTAGTGTTAAACAATGGCGGCACAAACTATCGCGCCAACGACACACTGACTATTCTAGGAACAAGCCTAGGCGGCGCAGCACCTGCTAATAATTTGGTCATTACAGTGACCAATGTAAACATTGTCACAGGCGCTATCGTTAATTTCACAATCGCAGGCACTGCAATATCCACAGTTCCAGCAGCAAAATCTTCCAACGCTCTATTCACTACACTAATTGGTACAAATGTTGCATTAGGCTCTGGTGCAACATTTAATATAACTAGAAATAGCGGCGTTTATACAGCGACAGCCAATCTAGGCGGCAGTCTCTACGCTGTGAACGATGTGGTGAAAATCTTAGGAACAAGTCTAGGCGGAGCAACTCCGGCAAACGATGTCTTAGTGACTGTAGTTACACTAAGTGGTACTGCTGTTGCCACAGCCTCTACTTCGGGTACAGCATCCTCTGGCGCTAGTATAAGTTTTTACTCCACAGTATCATTAAGTGATTTTACCACAGCTACAATTGCCAACGCCACAACGGTCAATACCGCAGCCATTGGCAAGATACAAATAACTTTTGCCAATAATCACGGACTAGTTCCCGGTACAAGTATTTTAGTCAATATAACTAGTACAGGTACTAATCATGCACTAGCTAATGGACCGTGCTTTATTGAGCAGACACCGAGTCTGAACACTGTGATTTATACAGCAAGAACTTCAGGAATCATAGATACTGCGATTACTCTGATCGGACAAGTGTATGCCAAACCCAATAGTTTCTTCATTCACAGACCATTTGACGGCGGAGTACAGTTAGGTACCGGCGGACCACAACACGGTGCTCAAGCAATTCGTATGAGTAAGAAATATATTCGTTACCAATCTGGTAAGGGTATTATGTATACAACCGGAGCATTATTTGCACCTAGCTATAATATTGCTAGTCTTAGTGCGTCCGGTACTGCTGTAGGATCTTTGATAACGCTGAGCACAGATGACACTGATCACGGCCTGCAAACCGGCGGCAAAATCAGAATTGTAGGTGTTGACACCGCCGGTTACAACGGTACTTATATTGTAACATCGATCATTGACGAACGAACATTGAATGTGCGGGCACAAACCGTTTTGGGCAACATATATGCATCAATTAGCACAGTAGCACAGATGACAGTATCGGGATGGCACGGGGCTTCGGTGAGAGCAGGAACTTTTGACGACCAAAACGGCATGTTCTTCCAGTATGACGGTCGCTATTTGTCCTGCTGCCGACGATCTTCAACTTATCAATTAAGCGGAACTGTAAGTGTAGTAGTTGACACTAATGCCGTAACCGGGGTTGGTACTAGATTTAGAGATCAGCTTAAAGCAGGTGATCGTATCGTTATACGCGGTATGACACATGTGGTTTCTGCTGTCACTAGTCAAACCAGCTTGTCAGTGACACCTGACTATAGAGGAACCAACAATGTAGTAGCTGCCAAGGCCTGTTTGATACAAGATTTTGTAACACCTCAGGGCCAATGGAATCTAGATAATTGTGACGGCACTGGTCCTAGCGGTTATAATATTGACATAGGCAAAATGCAGATGATTGGATTACAATGGTCGTGGTATGGTGCTGGATTTATTGATTACATGATGCGTGGATCCGATGGTAATTTTGTATTCGTACATAGAATTCGCAACAGCAATGTTAACACAGAAGCCTATATGCGTACAGGTAACATGCCGGTGCGTTACGAAGTTGTCAACGAAAGTGCTGTGAGTAAACTTTCTGCCAGCATTTCTGCATCAGCCACAACCATTCCTTTGACTGATACCACTTACTTTCCTACAGATTCATGCATAGTATACATTGACAACGAATTGATATTTGTAGGCGGAAAGAGTGGAAACAATTTGATCAACTGTGTCAGAGCCGCGCCCATGGTTAACTTTGTAGCTGGTTCCACCCGCACATATACAGCTGGATCTGCCACTACACATGAGATCAACACTGGAGTTATACTAGTTGACAATACCATTAGTCCAATCATTAGCCATTGGGGTAGTGCTTTTGTAACAGATGGTGGTTTTGACAGCGATCGTGGTTACTTGTTCAACTATGCATCTACTGGTTTAAGTGCCACTACAACAATCTACACTGCCTTCTTGGTAAGACTGGCTCCCAGTGTGTCAAATGCGGTAATTGGAGATCTTGGCGATCGAGAGCTGATCAATCGTGCGCAACTGCTATTAAAAGAAATACAAATCACATCTGACGGGTACACTGGTGTAGGTAATACTCCGGTCACTGGTGGTATCGTTGTGCAAGGTATATTAAATCCTCAAAACTATCCAGTCAACCCAGCAGCTATTGGATGGACAGGTTTATCCAGCAGTGCTGCCGGCGGACAACCCAGCTTTGTACAGGTAGCACCTGGCGGCTCAGTATCCTGGTCAGGGGGTGCATCTAATGTAACTTCAACTGCCACTACCATTGCTGCACCTACTGCACAGATCAGTTTGCCAGCCAATGTAGCATTCAACACTGCTATTGGCACAACAGTTATCTATGTTAGCAAAGCTAGTTGGGATGCCAGCGGCGCTGCCACAGGTTATGCCTTTGCCACAACTGATACTAGATTCAGTGGTGGTACTACAGTTACTTCTGTCAGCCCTAGTGCAGCACCGGTGTCTACAATAAGAGGACAGATTACCGCTAGTATTGCATCGGTATTTGCAACTAATGCAAATAACAATATACTTTTCTTAAGTCAAAACGGAGTTGACTCAAATAAATTGGTTACCGGAGTTTTTATTGTAGATGCATCATTCCCGACAGGTACTACAGTAACTGGTATAGTTGGACCGTTCAACTCCAGCGGCATTAACTACTATCAGGTAAATCTAAGCGCCAATGCTCTAAGCGGACACGGACCAGGCCAGTCTAATGTCTCTACTCTTTTTGGAATAGGTGGTGCCAATGGATTGGGCACTTACACCGCTGGTACTACTGTGATCAACTTCACACAGGCCAGCTGGTCAGCACTGCCAATTGCCACCGGGGTTACCGGTAATACAGTTAACGACACCAAGTTTGCCATAGGCACCACAATTAGCAATATTGGTGCCTTGACTACCTTTGGGGGAGTTAGTTATTATCCTGTGACATTTAGTACAGGTATCACAACTGCGGTAACTAACGGTGCTACAGTTACTCTGTCAACTATTGCCTACTATACATTGACTCTCAGTGTACCAACACTAGCACCGTTGATCTCTCTGGCATTGACTGGCGGAACATTGACCAGCAATGTAGCTAATATTACATTTAGTACGCAGTCGTTTACTCCTTACCCGGTGGGTACCTATGTAACAGTTACCGGTAGTACAGGAGTCCCAACAGCAGCTGCATTTAACTTGATTACTGCTCCTGTAGTTAGCGGCGGAGGAAACAGCAGTGTTTCGTTTACCAATGTGGCAACTAACCAGACTGGCCTAAGCGGTGGACTGGTAACACCGCAAATTTCATTAACTCCTGCCATTGTACCGACCAACACCAGCTTCTTGTATTTTAGTCAAGCTTCGTGGGAAACGCTGGTTGGTGCATACAGTGCCGCAACTGGAACATTGGTAGTAACTCCTACCTATTACCCCAGTGGAACTACCATATCATCAGTCAGTACTTTGTTGACCTTTGGCGTAACCAGCTACTATAGAGTGACCTTTACACAGACCTCTTTGCAAGCGGTGGCAGCAGCTACAGCAATAACATTCCAATTTGGTTTGCCTGCTTATGCACTGCCTGGCGAAACTGTGTTTTCTTTCATTGCAGCACCTGGAACTACCACAGTGCTTGATTTGAGTGATTTGAAAGAATTGACCAATACCACACTGGGTGGCCGAGGATGCTATCCAAACGGTCCAGATGTGCTGGCTATTAATCTGTATCGATCAAGCGGTACTGGCAGTGTGCCAACCAACATATTGGTGCGTTGGTCGGAAGCACAGGCTTAAAGATTATCGATAATATCGATAACTGTTTGTATCTTGGTTTGTATAATTCTATTACGCAGACTGAGATCCAATCCCTTGTGTACAGGTTTAGGAAGTGCATCTAAATTGAACCATCCCCAAGCAATATGCTCGTTGCTCAGAGTAGGTACAAACTCACTGTCCACTACGCAAAAATAAGTGTGAAAATTAAACATGCTGTCATTAGACACAAATCGTTCTAAAGGCAATGTTTTTTTAATGTCGGGCAATAGACCAAGTTCTTCTTCAATTTCTCTTTTAAGTCCTTGCCAGGCTGATTCGCCTAGGTGATTGGTTCCGCCCACTAGTCCCCAACGACCTGCATGTTTGCCTTCACACTTTTGCAACAGCAGAAATCGCCCTGTGCTGCGAGCACATATCAATGCTCCGCTACAATCAATTTGTTCGTTAGTTAGGCTAATTCTAGTCTCCAATCACCACGCTTGTATTCACCTACAAATGTTTTTGTCCAGGCTACCCCGTTCCACTTGTATTGAACCATCGTATAGTAATTAGTTTGATAGACTATTTGATCGGTTGTTTCGTGAGCAGAAAATACCACATGCCATGTGTTTCCGTCCCACTCAATAATATCGTTGGCATCGGCAATAAAGTCACTGCCGTTGTTGTTTTTCCATGCATCAGGCCCGTCTTCGTTTAGATTTAGCACATACTGTACAGTACTGCCAATGGCTATCGGAGCACTGGTCACGATTAATAAATTTCCGTTGCGTTCAATGGGAGGATTTAATCCCACTTCGCTGCCGTTGACAAACACATGATAAGTTTTTACCTTGTGAAACTCAACACCTGTGTCAATCAGCTGAGTCCTAGCCGCAGCAATGTAAGTTTCTCTAACGCCGCCGCCGATGTTTTCCAGTATGAGATATCTAGTGCCTGGTACGGGGTTAGGCAATCCGCTACCTCTAGGTCCCTTTGTACTAGGATCAATTACGGCATCAAAACTGCCTCTGGAGCCCAACGACCTGCCAGGGCCCACAATCAAGGTATTGGTTGGAAATGAATCCGGATCCCAAGCCACACTGACCATACTGTCGTTTAGAGGATTAACACTTATTGTTCCGGAAACTTCCGAAGTATCTTGTTGTAACAAATAGATTTTAGTAAGTCCTGCATGATACTTTCCAGGAAGTTGATCTAACACAATGGTCCAGTGCAGGTATGCGCCTGGCTGTGTGCTGCTGATCAGCCTTATCATATCGTCAGACACTAGTATATCAAAATTGCCAATAGTTGTTTTTTTATTAAACAACGGAGCACCGGGAACACGGCTTCCGCTGTTGGGATCTGTGCCCAACCCATTGATGTAATCTGGGATAGCAGGATCAATACTGCCAAACATACTGCTGATCAAGTTGGTAACAACGCCTAATTTTTTTACTTTTGCCGGCGGAGTTAACCATACAGGAGTAGTTAGTGTTAGTGTTGCTATGTCAAAATTTGTAGCTTGTCCAGTGGGTATTTGCCTACTACTGAACACCAGCTGATCAAGATCAACCACGCTCAAACTGGTCCAGTCAATGAAGTTGTCTGAAGTTTGTATTTCCAAACTGGGATTGAACAACACCAGCATCTGTTCTAATATCTGTAATTTTTGATCAGTGCTGGTTGACCATATGTCTGCTTTCAATGTCAATTTGAACGGAGTAGGCATCAGTCGTTCAACAGTGTAGTTGGCACCTTGACCGCTGGTATATGCCCCAGTGTCTGGATCAATGTCTCGTTCACGAATATTGATTTTTCCGATGTAAGAAGCATCACTCAATCTACTACGATCCAACTGAAAGTCGCTGATATACACTGCAATCTTGGGAGCACTCAACAGAGTATTTTCACTGTTCTGACTGATGATGTTGTCAACTTGCCTATCTGGATCTCCATAGATAACTGGCACTCTTACCAGGGTACCGTCACCATATTTGACCACAAAGTTGCTGAGTAATCGTATGACCTGTATTAGGTATCTTCTTAATTGTCCGTCGTAATAGTATAACATTATAAATCTGCCTTGGGTCTAAGTGCTTTAGACAGTGATTGTCGTTCTTGAACAGGTTGTCCTGCAATTTCGTTCACTTTGGTATTGTTAATGAAACCGCCTTTGAGAGTGTTTCTAGTATCTGTATTGGTCATGGTTGTTCTAACATCGTCTTCGTACTTCAACCATCTACGACCATCATATTTGAACAACCGGTTGGGCATAAAATCAGTGCGTAAAAAGAAATCCCCGTTTTGTGCCTGTACTGGAAATACAATGCCGTGTCCAAAATAGTAACCGTTGCTGGGGAATCCGTCACCCAGTAAATATCCGCTATATCCAGTTCGACTCGGACGCTGATGAAATGCGCTGGCATCTTCAGTATCCATATCCGCTGTGACGGTAGATTCATCCACGGTCTTTAACAAGGGATGACCAGTATCGGGGTCAACTGCCAGTGTGAAGAACTGCCTAGTTTCGTAACCACTTAACGGTGCATCGGCTTCTGCTTGGGCCAGTATACTGTCATTGATACTCAAATTGATTGCCGCAGTGTTGGTCACGCTGGCCAATGTGGTTCCGGTATAAGGAGTAAAGAATGCCACATCCGGCGGCACTGCTGAATTGGTATTGTTGGTTACAGTGTATAATTGACTTTGATAGCTGACAATCTGACCAGCTGTGTATGCAGTTCCAGCAGTGTAGGGTCCAACAAAATTGGCGTCAGTATCTGTTGGCACATTAAAGATACTGGCATACTGTTGTTGGTTAGCAATCTTGTTTAACTTTAATCTGTACAAGTGTGGATACCAAGTGCGGCTAAAACCTTCGGCAGCACGGCCCACTTCAGTAATTACAAAAAATCTTGGTAAGGCAACATCTGCGGTACCCAGAGCAAATTCATCTTTAAGATGAGGTAGTTCTACCACATCACCTGATATGGGCTTGCGACCAATGTACTCAACAAAGTCATTGATATGCACTGTCATGAAAACAGTATCGTTGTCGATAAACAGACCAAATTGACTTAGATTAAAGTCAATGTCTGCTACATTGTAAATTCCACGAATTGTAAAGATACTGGTGTCATAGGTTCTATCACGGTTTTCTAACAACAGCAAGTCTTGTATATTTGTTATGCTGGTTGCGGCATAGTTGGGTTGATCAGCAGTGGCATTTGCCGCATCAGTATTAGTCCCAAGATATTTGTGCAGGTGTACATCAGTACCCCCAACCTGGAACATTTCAGAGATCTGACGATCTATGTACTTGTAGTCATTGCCCTTTTCGGGCCTATATAGTGATAAGCGTGGCATATGTATATTTAGTGTATAAATATAATGGGAGACCAAGATGACTGCACAAACAACTGAAACGCCGAATCCACAACAAGAACGCCAAAATGTGTTTGATTATGTGCGCCTAATGCTGGGTGACGGCATGATCGATGTTGAACTAGACCCTGTACATTACGAAGTTGCCCTTGAAAAAACACTCAATCGTTTCCGTCAGCGTAGCCCTAATGCTGTAGAAGAAAGCTACTTGATGTTAGAAGCTAAAAAAGACACCAATGATTATATTTTACCTAAAGAAGTAATCACAGTTAGAAATGCACATCGTAGAACACTGGGATCAAGAACAGGTGGCGGAACAGGCAGTAATTTTGAACCTTTCAACTTGGCCTACACAAACACTTATTTGTTAAACTCAACCATGCTGGGCGGCATTGCTACCTACGACATGTTTGCACAATATCAAGAAATGGTAGGGCGCATGTTTGGTAGCTACATTGAGTTTGAATATATACAATACAGCCGCACACTTAGAATTTTACAGCGCCCTTTTATGGACGGAGAAGTGATCATGTTACAAGTGTATAATCATCGCCCAGATTATGTATTGCTAACAGATTTATATGCTAAACAATGGATACGAGATTATACTCTGGCGCATTGTAAAATTATACTAGGCGAAGCTCGTAGCAAGTTTCAAAATATTGCAGGCCCACAGGGTGGCGGTAGTTTAAATGGCGGAGAATTAAAGTCTGCAGGTAAAGAAGAAATTACCGCGTTGGACAAAGAATTAGAAACTCTAGTGTCTGGCGGCACTGGGTACACATTTGTTATTGGATAATTAATATGAGAATACAAGAACTTTTAAGCGAAGGCTGGAGTCAAAAATACAAGAG